ACGCCGCACCCAACCGCGAAGCGTCTCCCCGGTGCAGCCGATCTTCGAAGCGATCGAATTGATAGCTTCCCATTCCGAAGCATACTCGCCCCGGTGCTCCAGAACCATTCGAACCGCGCGCTCGCGCACTTCAGGTGAATAGGTATTGCCGTTCCGTTTCGTCATGATGGCTCCTTAATCTCAAGAGGGGGAGCCTCCGGCAATCCCGGCGCGGTTCATGCTGACGCCAAACCTGAATTCGGCCGACGCGTCTGAAGCGGCCCACCTGATCCGCAATCACATCCTCGGCGGGTCCACGGTTCCCGAGCATTGGTTCGGCGGAGGGGGCGATGTAAACTTGGCGACGGCCAGCTCCATGGGCGAGCCGACCTACAAGGTGTTCTCGCAGCGCCAGAAACTTTGGAAGGCGATCCTGGAGGATGTCGGGCGCTTCGTCATCCGGCAGCGGCTGCTGGCGATTGGCGTGCCGTCCCTGGCGGCCGATCCGGCCTATCAGCCTCGTGCCGTGTTCCCGGAGCTGACAGCGCGCGACGTCGCCAAGTACGCTGCCGCCCTGCAGCAGGTCGTCGTGGCGTGCGTCCAGGCGGTCGCCGGCGGCGTCATGTCCAATGAGACGGCGGTCCGGGCAATCACTCTCGTTGCCTCGCTGCTCGGCCTGGAGGTCGATCCGGTCGAGGAGTTGAAGCAGGCGCTCGCCGACGCGGCGAAGCGGGCCGAGGCGGACGTGTTCCAGATGCCGGCCGGGTTCGAGGCCGGCGTGACCGGGATCGAGCCCGGTGAGGAGCCGCTGCCGCGCGAGGTCGCGTGAACGATCGCGAGCGCACGCGCCGGTTTGCGACCGAGCGCAAGCAGCGGCTCCGCGCCGGGATCCGGATCCAGCAGGACACGGCCGCCGAGGTCAAGCGCCTGCTGGATACCGCGACTAAGCGGATCGCCGAGGTCCTGGCGGCCGCGCCCAGTGACTACAAGCTCTGGCAGCTGACCGAGCTGCAACGCTCGATCGCCCGTGCCACTGCCGATCTGCAGCCCGGCATGTCGCGGGCCTTCGACGGCAGCATGGATGTCGCCTGGCGTGCCGGTCAGGCGCTGATCGATGCCCCCTTCGCGGCCGCCGGCGTTGACCTGACGGCGCAGCTGGTCGCGATCGACAACCGCAAGCTTCTGTCAATGCGAGCGTTCGTCACCGACCGCATCCAGGACATCACGACCAGCCTGGTCAATCGCATCAACGCCGAGCTGGGCCAGGCGGCGATCGGCACGCAGACGCCCTTCGAAACGGCCGAGCGCATTGCCGGCATGATGCAGAGCGGCGGCATGCGGCGTGCGACCACCATCGTTCGGACCGAACTGGGCCGCGCCTTCTCCGTCGCCGCCCAGCAGCGCCAGGTCCAGGCGGCGGAGATCCTGCCCGGGCTGAAGAAGCAGTGGCGCCGGAGCGGCAAGGTCCATAGCCGCTACGAGCATGACGTGATCGATGGACAAATCCGGGACGTCGACAAACCGTTCGACCTTCCGAATGGTGTGAAGCTCATGCACCCGCGTGACCCATCCGGGCCGATCGGTGAAACCATAAACTGTGGCTGCGCCTCGATCCCGTACATCGAGAGCTGGAAGGTCCGCCGGCCAGGTCGGCAAGCGTTCACCGAGGAAGAGATGGCGAAGAGCCGGCTAAAGCGCCTGCTGGCCGATGCTTGACTTAAACTCAGTTCGGCTCAAATTGTCGCTTTTAGCCCCTTGCCCGCTACTGACCGGAGCCACACCCCGATGAACCCAAACGCCGATCTCGACGATCTCATAAGGGAGCCACGGGAAGCCCTAGATGTAGAGGTCAAGGAATGGCTCGATCTTTCCGACCATGATCATCGCGCTGTGGTCGCAAAAGAAATCATCGCCTTGGCCAACCACGGCGGCGGCAAAATTGTGGTCGGCTATGAAGAGTTGCCTGACGGAACATTCCGGCCGGCGGAGCCGAGACCTGAGAATCTCCACCCGTGGTCCCAGGACAACATCCAAGCGATCGTGGCGAAATACGTCGATCCCTCCATTCAGTGCCGGGTGCTGCATCGCGCATCGCCTTCAACAGGTGAGAAGCACCCGGTCATTGTGGTGCCAGGCGGCCACCGCGTACCCGTGAGAGCAAAGGCAGGTTCGCCTGACCAGAAAAGGCTTGTAGCGAACCGCGTGTACATCCGTAGATCGGGTCCCAACAGCGAGGAACCGAGAACCACGGAAGAGTGGGATAGGCTTTTTGAGCGTTGTCTGCAGAACCGGAAGACAGAGCTTTTGGAGGCAATGCGGTCGATCATGGAGGGGGAGATCCCAGCGGCGGTGCCGAAGACACCAACGCGCCTGGATCAGCTCATCACCTTCGAACGGCAAGCCATATCCCGCTGGGAAGAGCGGGTCGCCTCTATTCCGCAAACAGCTCCCGCTCGGTTCGCCCACGGATACTACGAATTCGCACTGGCGATTGATGGCTACTTTGAACGGAAGTCACTGGTGGCTTTGCGGGATATCATCAAGTCAGCCGTTCGGAACCACTCGGGCTGGCCGCCTTTCCTGACGATACATCGGGCTCCCTTCACGCCGACACCCGTCGACGGAGCTATCGAAACCTGGATCGGGCCAGACCGCGATGGCTCGTTTGAAACTTCGGACCGTTCCGACTTCTGGCGTATTTCGCCGGAGGGTCTGCTATTCACCCGACGCGGGTACTCCGAAGACGGCCGATTCCTCAGCGAGGGCTATAAAGACCTGAAACCGGGCACGTTCGTTAATCTTACGACGCCGATCTGGCGGGTCGGAGAAATTGTCATGGAGGCCAGCTATATCGCTCAGGCACTCAAGGCAACCGACGCTAATCTGATCTGCCGATGCCGTTGGACGGGTCTTGCCGGTCGAAACCTCGTTTCTCTCGGAGACCCCCGCCGCATCGTTGCCGGAAACTACTCATGCACTCAAGACACGTATGAGGCCTCGGAAACGATCAGTATATCTGCCCTCCCGGGAGCATTGCCTGAATTAGTTTTCGCGATCCTCTCGCCGCTTTACAATCTTTTCGACTTTTTCGAGCTGCCCAAGCGGCTTGTCCAAGAGGAACTGGCTACTCTCCTGTCCTGAGACGGAATAGAGACAGCCCTCAATAGAGGGCCATAGACGCGCGCGACGGTCTCGGGGGCACCTCGGGCCGGTGACGCCCCGCTCGCGCGTGTAGACCCGTTTAATGGGCGTTTAATGGCCACGTGGCGCGCGCGGATTAAGTGTCGCTTGCGTTCGGGACGCCCGATCGCATTACTTGAGGTGCATCGGCGCCCTTCTGGCGCATCCGGAAGTTGTTCCGGTTATCGCCCCGTCGATCCTCAGCGAAGTTTCCGCAGATCCATCTGCGAGCTGAGGACGCAACGTGGCCCAACCCAAGGAATCCAGAAGAGACAAGCAGTCCGGCACGGATGTTCCTGTGCCGGCGGACGTCAACGACCCGGCCGCGGCGCCGGCAGACGACGATCCGCGCCCGCGGATGGCCGTCCTAGTCGACATCGATCCTGACCAGGTTCTCGCCTGCAACGAAAAGGCCGGCGTCGTCGTCACGATCGACGGTCGCAAGCTGCGGGCAGCGCGATGAGGCGGTTCTCTCGGGCCGTGCTTACCTCGTTGGTCGGTTCCGCCGGGATATCCGGCGCCCGCCTAGCCGAAGCGGCCGAAGCCGACATGATGGCCCTGCGCGATCTGATCCAGGGCGGCCTCAAAAAGCTGTTCGAGCTGGCCGGTGACGAGGATCCGTGGCCGTGGGTCGTGGCGCTCTATCCGGACTCGGTCGTCGTCGATCGCGACGGCAAGCTGTGGCGCTATCCCTATACCGTAGCCGGCACCGACGTGAGCTTCGGAACGCCGGTCGAGGTGGTCCGGACCTTCGTGCCTGCGGACACTGATCGGCCTGACCCAGCGGCCGCTCCGGCCTCGCCTGCAGCGACCGGCGCAGCCCTGATCGAAGCGGTCGGCGAGGATGAACAGCCATCAAGGTTCCGCGTCCGCGTCGTCCGTGCCGGTCTGAGCCGTAACGGCAATTTCTACCCGGATGCGGTGCTGCGTGAAGCTGCTCCGCTCTTCGAAGGCGTCCGCGTCTTTGTGAAGTCCGACCGGGAGCACCTGGCGCAGGGCGGCAAGGACGTCCGAAACCTGATCGGCGGCCTGTCGCAGCCGGTGTTCGTCGAAGGAGCCGGTCCTGACCAGGGCGAAATCCAGGCCGTTCTGACGCTGATTGTCGGGCCAGACGATCCGACCGCCGTGCGTCTGCGCGAGGCGGTGTCAAAGGGCCTGTCGCACCTGTTCGGTCTGTCGATCGACGTCAGCGGCCAGGCAAAGCCTGGCCCCAACGGCACCCGCATCGCTGAAGCCTTCACTCAGATTCATTCCGTGGACTTGATCGTCGAGCCCGGCGCCGGCGGCCAGGTCATCTCATTCGTCGAGGCCGCCGGGGCCGAAGGAGCAATTATGACCCGCGAACAGATCATCGCTCTGATCCAGTCCAAGCGGCCCGACCTCCTGGAGGGCAAGGATCTCGCGCAGATTACCGATACCGAGCTGCAGGAGATCCTGGCGTCGGCGCTGGCGGCCGGCGCCGTGCAGCAGTCCGCCACCACCGAGCCGGCTGCCAACGCAAACCTGACCGAGGCGGTCGAAACCCGCATCCGCATGCGCGAACTGATCAACGGTTCGCGTCTTCCCGATCGTGCGAAGATCCGCCTGATCGGCGAGTTCTCGGCCCGGGCCAAGTTCACTGAGGCCGACGTCACCAGCCGTATTAAGGAGGAGGCCGAGTATCTGGCCCAGATCGGCGCCGGCGGCGGCCACGTCGCGGGCCTGGGCGACGCGCCCTTCATCGAAGCGGGCGAGGACCAGGCACAGAAATTCGAGCGCATGCTCGATGCCTTCTTTGATCCGACCCACAAGGATCACCGGCACGCGCAGTCGTTCAAGGAGTGCTACGTCCAGATCACCGGCGACACCCGTGTGACTGGTCAGATCAAGCACTGTACTCGGCTGACCGAGGCCCTGGACACCGGCAGCTTCGCCAACGTTCTGGGCGACGGCATTCACCGCCGCATGATCGCCGAGTACCGGTCTGCGACCGATCTTGACATATGGAAGCTACTGACCGGCACGCCCGTACCCGTCAGCGACTTTCGTACCCAGGAGCGTACCCGGTTCGGTGGTTACGGCGACCTGCCGACCGTCGCCGAGAAGGGCGCCTACAATGCCCTGACGTCGCCGGGCGACGAGAAGGCCGAGTATGCCGTCGCGAAGCGCGGCGGCCTGGAGACCGTGACGCTGGAGATGATCAGGAACGACGACGTCGGCGCGATCCGGCGCATTCCGGTCAAGCTCGCCCGGGCAGCGAAGCGGACTCTCTGCAAGTTCGTCCTGGACTTCATCAAGGACAACCCGGAGATCTACGACGGCAAGGCGCTGTTCCACGTCGACCATGCCAACCTCAGCACTGCCGCGCTCAGCGCTTCTGCCTATGCGGCCGCGCGGCTTGCGATGGTCAAGCAGCCGGAAGCCGGTTCCGGCGAGGCGCTCGGCGTGGGACCGAAGTATCTCTGGGTTCCTGCCGACCTGGAGGAACAGGCGCACGACCTGTTCCGGCGCGGCACGAACAACGACAAGACCTTCGTGCAGAGCCTCCTGCCGACGATCGTGCCGGTCTGGTACTGGACCGACGCGGACGACTGGGCGGTATCCGCCGATCCGCTCGACATTCCGACGATCGAAATCGGCTTCCTGGATGGCAACGAGGAGCCCGAGCTGTTCGTGCAGGACAGCCCGACTGCCGGGTCGGTCTTCACGAACGACCAGGTCACTTACAAGATCCGGCATGTGTACGGCGGCACCGTCGTTGACTATCGCGGGCTGCACAAGTCCGTCGTCGTCGCCGAAGAAGGCGAAGAAGTCTAAGCTGGGGTGACGGTCGTGCTGGATGACATCCGGACCCTGGTCTGCGATCTGCTGCGCGACGACGTCCAGCGCGTCTCGACGGAGCAGCTCGACCGCGCCATCGGGCTGGCGGTCGTCCAGTACGGCAAGGATCGGCCTCGTATCCTGGTCGAGGACGTCATGGCGCCGGGCGGTCGGGCGATCGACCTCCCGGACGGTGCCCTGAAGGTCCTGGCGATCGAGCATCCGGTCAACGCGTTCCCGCCCGCCGTCCTTCCGGCCGACGCGTGGCGCCTCTATCAGACCCCCGGCCGCATGCAGATCCTGCTGGCCGCCCCGGCCGCCGCGGGCGCCACCCTGCGCTTGACGGTAACCCGGCCGCATGAGCTGACCGAGACAGTCGACACCGTTCCGGCCGACGACCGCGAGGCCGTCGCGAGCTACGCAGGCGCGGTGCTGTTCGATCAGATCGCCGCCGCTACCAGCGGCGACGGCAATCCGACCATTCAGGCCGACACGGTCAACCATGCGGCCAAGCCCGAGAACTACGGCAAGCGCGCCGAGCGGCTGCGCCAGCGCTATCACGACCTCCTGGGCATCGATCCGAAGCGGGTCCAGCCGTTCAGCACGACGGTGACCGTGCCCTTGGCGAACAGTAAGGGCGGGCCACGCCTGCTGCGCCGGTTTGGGAGGCCCTGATGTCCGACAGCCGCATCACTTATCGCACCGACCCCATGCGGCGCCTCCTCGCCCGCGCGCCAGAGATCCTGATCGAGGAGCTGCGGGCGGCAGTGACCGAAGGTTCTATGCTCCTCGAGCGCGAAGTAAGGGAGCGGACGCCGACTAGTGGCGCCGGCACGCTGCGCGAAAGCATCGGTGCGCTTCCGGTCTCGATCGGGGGCGGCCAGGTCGCGGGCGGCGTGGCAACCAGCCTCGCCTACGCAGTGCCGGTTGAATTGGGAACGAAGCCTCATAGGGCGCCGATCGCGCCGCTGGTTGACTGGGTCCGGCGTAAGCTTGGCGCCAGCGGGCCGGCCGGCCAGGCCATCGCCCGAGCGATCCAGGTCAAGATCGCGCGCGCGGGCACGAAGGGGGCGTTCATGTTCCGCGACGGTTTCGCGGCGGTCGAACGCCAAGTCATGGACCTGCTTGACGCTGCGGTCGCCCGGGCCGCCGCACGAATCGCGGGAGGTGGCCGGTGAGTGCGTCGCTGGAGCAGATCCGCGCGGCCATCGGCGCGGTTATGAACGCCGTGCCGAATATCGGGATCGTCCATCCGTACGAGCGCTACGCCAAGCGGGAGCCGGATCTCGCGACGCTCTACTTCTGGTCGGCCGATGATCATCCGCGTCAGCTGCGCGGCTGGATCATTCGCCGAGTGGCGACGCGCGAGCTGGACCATTCGACAGCGAAGACCCGTGTTGAGGTCGACTGGGAAATCCGGGGATGGATGTCCCTGGTCGACGAAACGCAGTCCGAGATCGTCATGGACGGGCTGGTAGAGGAGCTGCGGAACGCCTTCCGCCGCGATCCGACGCTGGGCGGGCTGCTGGACGCGCCGATTGTGGCTGGCCAGCCGGTCGGACCACAGCTGGTCGAAAGCCAGCCCTACATGTTCGCCGGCATCCTTTGCCACGGTGTTCGCCTGACGCTGACGACCGCGTACCTGCAGAGCCTGGCTGCCGACTCGGCTGGCCTCGACGACTTCGAGGTCTTCCATGCGAACTGGGACGTGCGGCCCTTTGCCGGCATCACCAGCATCCCGGCCGACGACACGGCCGATGCGACCGACACCGTCACCCTGGAGACCAGCCCGTGATCACCATCAAGCCCGCGCCCGGCCGAGCCGTCCGCGACCCAGTTACCCGTCAGCTGCTCAAGCCCGAAGGCGAGAAGCGCCGTCCCGACGCTTATTGGCGCCGCCGCCTGGCGGACGGAGACGTCGTCAAGGTCCAGGCCAACAAGGCCGGTAGCCGCCGGGCCGCATCCAAGGCCAACGAGGAGTAATCCATGGCAATCGCGTTCAATGCCATCCCGATCAATCTCCGGGTGCCCGGCGTGTACCTGGAGATCGACAACAGCCAGGCTGTCCAGGGCCTGACAGAGATGCCGACCCGGATCCTGGTGATCGGGCAGATGAGGCCGACCGGCAGCGCAGCGCCGCTGACGCCGATCCGGATCCTGTCCGCCGAACAGGCGGCAGATCTCTTCGGCCGGGCCTCGATGCTGGCCCACATGCTCGCGGCCCTGAAGGCTGCCAACGATTTCACCGAGACGTGGGCAGTCGGAGTCGAGGACCTGGAAGCTGGCGCGGCCGCATCCGGCGCCCTCGCGTTCACCGGCGCGGCCTCGGCCGCGGGCACGCTCAACCTCTACATCGGCGGCCGCAGATTGCGGGTCGGCGTCGCAGCGGCCGACGCGGCCGCTGACATCGCCGCAGCGGTGGCGGCCGCGATCAACGCCGATCGGGATCTGCTGGTGACGGCCGAAGTTGACGACGCCGAGACCAGCAAGGTCAACCTGACGGCCGCCCACAAGGGCGAATGCGGCAACGCAATCGACCTGCGCGTCAACTACTACGACGACGAGACCACGCCGGCCGGCGTGACGGTCACGGTTACAGCCATGAGCGGCGGTACCGGCAATCCCGACATTGCTGACATCATCACGGCGATCGGCGACGAGTGGTTCACCGACATTGTCATGCCTTGGACCGACGCTGCCAACCTTGCGGTGCTGGTAGCTGAGCTGACGGACCGCTTCGGCCCGCTGCGAATGATCGACGGGCACGCCTATGCAGCGGTCGCCGGCACTCACGGCGAGATCTCGGCGGCCGGCGAGGCACTTAACAGCCCGCATCTCTCGATGATCGGCTACAAGGGTTCGCCTACTCCGCCGTGGGAATGGGCGGCGGTGCTGGCGGCCGTGTGTGCCTTCAACCTGACCCAGGATCCGGCGCGACCCGTCCAGACCCTAGCCCTGCCCGGGCTCCTCGCACCGCCGATCCAGGATCGGTTCACGCTCGCCGAGCGCAACCTTCTGCTCTATGGCGGCATTTCGACGTTCCGGGTCGATGCCGGCGGCACGGTCGTCATCGAGCGGGTGATCACGACCTATCGCGAGACGCCTTTCGGGTCCGCCGATCCGAGCTTGCTCGACATCGAGACGCTCAAGACGCTGACCTATCTGCGTTACGACTGCCGGACCTACGTCGCGCGGAAGTATCCCCGCCACAAGCTCGCGGATGACGGCACACTGTTCGGGCCTGGTCAGCCGATTATGACGCCGAAGCTCATGAAGGCCGAGCTGATCGCCCGCTTCGCCCTGTGGGAGGAGCGCGGCCTGGTCGAGGGCCGCGAGCAGTTCAAGCGCGACTTGATCGTCGAACGGGACCTCAGCGACGTGAACCGGCTCAACGCGCTTATCCCGCCGGACATCATCAACCAGCTCCGGGTGTTCGCCGGCCTGGTTCAGTTCCGCCTGTAACCCATAGGAGAGGACATGAGTGGCCTTCGAAGGGCCGGCACCGTCTACCTCAAGGTCGACGGCCGGCAATACGACGCCAAGGGCAGCTTCACGTACAACTTGGGGCACGAACGGAAGACGGCGATTGTGGGCGCCGATCGCGTCCACGGCTACAGCGTCGCGCCCCAGGTGCCATTCGTCGAAGGCGTTATCACCGACGCCGACGACCTGGACCTGGAGCAGTTGCTCGCCGCGTCTGGCGCAACCATCACTCTCGATCTCGCGAACGGGAAGACGATCGTCCTGCGCGACGCCTGGTTCGCGGGCGAAGGAAACGTCACGACGGAACAGGGTGAAATCGCCGTCCGGTGGGAAGGCATGCAGGCGCAGGAGGTGAGCTGATGGATAACGAGCAGACCGTAGATATCCAGGCGATCGTCGATCAGTGGGGCGAAGCCTTCGTCGATCTCGCGACCGATCCACGGTTCATCTTCGAAGGTGATCGGATCGGCATCCGGCTGTGGAAGCCGATCAAGTCGCGCGGCGAACCTGTCGACGTTCTGTGGCTCACCGAGCCCACGCTCGATGACCTGCAGAAGCTGGACAGTGTGCGCGGTCAGATTGCCCAGACCCGCCGGCTGATCGTCAGCTGCTGCGGTATCACCGAGAAAGACGCGGGCGCGATCGGCATGCGCGACCTCGCTCAGATCAGCAAACTCACCGTGGCTTTTACCGACGCCGCCCAGGGAACTGGCGCGACGCGCTAGGGGACCTCGCGGCGGCATTCCACTGGCCCCCAAGCGAGCTGATGGGGCTGTCGGTCTCCGAAATGATGGTTTGGCATCAGCAGGTACAGCGGATCCATGGCAACCGGCATCCAGGTACTCATTGAAGCGATCGACCGCGTCACCGGGCCGACGAGGCGCATCGGTAATGCGGTCCGTCGCATCGCCGGAAGCCTGGGCCTGGAGCGGATCCAGCGCCAAATCGGTCGAGTCGTGACCGGCATGGGTAACGTCGCGCGGGAAGCCAGTGCGATGGCGACCAAGGTGGTGGCCGCTGGGTCGCTCGCGGCCGCTGGCCTCTTTGCCATGATCAAGCGGTCGAGCGATGCCGGCGATGCCGCAGCGAAGGCCGCACAACGCATTGGCGTCTCTGTCGTCGGGTATCAACAGCTCAGCTATGCCGCGGGCCTCGCCGGCTCAAACGCCGAGGAACTGGCGAATGCCCTCAAGGAACTGAACAAGAAGGTGTTAGAGGCGGCCGGCGGGAATGAGGACCTACGGAGCGCCTTCCGGCGGATGGGTGTCGAGATCCGCGATGTGAACGGCCAGCTGCGACCTACCGAGGACATCTTCGCCGACCTGGCCGACGCGTTTGCCCGCGTACCTGATGGTGCCAGGAAATCGGCTGCCGCGATGGCTCTCATGGGCGATGCCGGCATCCGCATGATCCCGCTGCTCAATGGCGGTTCAGAAGGACTTCGCCAAGCGGCCGACGAAGCCCAACGACTTGGGCTGGTGATCGATGGGGCGACGGCCGGAACCATGGAAAGGTTCAACGACAATTTGAGCCGCCTTTTCGGGTCTATAACGGGCCTTCAACATGCCATCACGGCAAAGCTGCTGCCGGTAATCGATCCGCTTGTGACCCGTATCACCGACTGGATCGCTGCCAATCGGGAGCTGATTGCGACCAAAGTGCAGGCGTTTGTAGAGACGCTGCCCCGGCACATCGTTGCGGCACGTGACGCCGTCGAGGCGCTCTATCAGACCTTGCGCCCAGTGATCAGCGCAATCGGCGCCGTAGTCGAGCGGGTCGGTACGGTCAATGCGATCTTCGCCGTCCTGTCCGCGATCGTCGGCGCGAAGTTGCTTGTCGCGATCGGCGGATTGGTCTGGTCCTTAGGCCAGCTCGCCCTAGTCGTCGGATCGGTCGGCGCAGCGGCCGGTACCTTCATAACCGCTATCAGGGCTGGCACGGGCGTGATGGGAGCGTTCAACGCCGTGCTCTTGGCCAATCCTATCGGCTTGGTGATCGCGGCCATTGCCGCGCTCGCCGGCGCTGCGTACCTGATCTATCGCAACTGGGATGCGCTTGCGCCGTGGTTTTCAGCGCTGTGGGCAAGTATCAGGCAAATTTTCCAGGGCTTCGCCGACTTCGTCATCGGCCTCCTTACGCTCGACTTCGGCCGGGCACTCGAAGGTCTGAAGGGCGTCGGCAACGGGCTGGTCGATTACTTCACGACGCTTTGGGAGCCCGTTAAAGCTGCGTTTAACGCGGTCGTTGCGTGGATCGACAGCGTCTTCGGCGCCAGCATTGCCGGCGCGATCGACAGCGTCTGGCAGATGATCCAGCCGATCATCGAGACCATCACGGCGGCGATCGACGGTGTCATGTCCGCGGCCAGCAAGGCGGTTGAGATCGGCGCCAAGGTGGTCGACGGCGTTTCGGGAGCGGTTGATGCGACCGTCAGCGGTGCGAGCCGTGCCGTGGATTGGGCATCGTCCGGGATCCGGAGTGTCTTCGGCGGGGGCGACGTGTCAGCCGCCGCGCCAGTGAGCGCGCCGAATATGGCGAGCCCCTTCGCCAACGGCGCACCCGGGCAGCGGGTCGACGCGGGTGGCCGGATTGAGATGATTGTCACGGCCGAGGGCCGGCCGCGCGTGACCAGCGTCCAGTCCAATGACAGCCGCGTCGCCTACGACGTCGAGGTCGATGCTGGTCACTTCATGGCGGTGCCGTGATGTGGGCTGAGCGTCTTCGCCCCGCGTCGTTCCGAGGGATCGCCTTCGGCGTCCAGACGGCCGATAAGGATTTCGGCCGGCAGGTCATCACCCACACCTATCCACTCCGGGACCGGGTTGCCCATGAGGATCTCCGCCGGAGGCCGCGCAGCTTCGTCATCGAGGCGTACCTTGTCGGCGACGATGTTTTGGAGCGCCTGGCCGCGCTAGAAGCCGCGCTGGAAGAGCCGGGGCCGGGCCGGCTGATCCATCCATATTATGGCGAGCTGGACGTCGTCGCGATGGGCGCGAAGACCCGCCTATCCAGCGAGGAAGGCAGAGTCGCCCGGCTTCAGATCACCTTCGAGCAGACCGACGACGAAGCGGCTGCGCCGGTTTCGCGGATCAACTCGGCCGCACTTCTGAATGCGAGGGCGGACCAGGCTATCGCCGCTCTGGCCAGCGACTTTCGCGGTGCCCTGCAACTCGCCGGCGTCGCCGACTTCGTGGTCGATGCGATGAGGGCAAACATCACCGGCTTGGCCGAATTGTTTGATAGCGCCGCCTCCGCATTCGGTTTGGCCGGCCGGATCAGCCGCGCGGTCCGTCAGTTGCGCGCAGTCCTGTCGCCGGACCCGGACACCATTGCGATGACGGTGGCGGCCTCCATGCGGTCGATCTCGGACGGGCGGTCGGTTGCCTCAGCCGACGCGCTGGGCCGTGTCGCCGGCTTCGGCACCGACATGCCACCGACCGCGGCGGCGACGCCCAGCCGGAAGGCCGAGGCTGCTAACCGAGAGGCGCTGATCACACTGGTTCGGAGCAACGCAGCGATCGAAGCGGCACGGGCCGGGGCGGCTGTCGCTTGGGAGAGCCGGGACCAGGCACTGCAGTACCGAGATGTCATCGCCGACGCGCTGGACCGAGCAGCCGATCGCACCGGCGCCGCCGGGTGGGACGCGAGCTGGGGCGGGCTGACCGATGTGCGGACCACCTGGATCCGGCATGTCATCGAAACGGCCGCTCCGCTACCGCGATTGTCGACCGTCCGGCCGGCCGCGACCCTGCCGGCGGCGGTCCTGGCGTACCAGTTGAACGGCGACGATTTGGGCGGCCTATTCGCCCGGGCCGATGATCTGGCACGGCGAAACGGCATCCGTCACCCGGGCTTCGTGCCGGGCGGCCGCGATCTCGAGGTACTAGCCAATGGCTGACACTTCACGCGTCACGCTGTCCGTTGACGGCACCGAGTGGTCCGGCTGGCAGGAAATCCAGGTCACGCGGTCGATTGAGCGGGTCGCCGGCACCTTTGCGCTCCGCCTAACCGAGCGCTGGCCCGGCCAAGCGACCAAGCGGCCGATCGGTCCGGGAGCTGCCTGCACGGTCGCGATCGACGACGAGACTGTCCTGACCGGCTATGTCGACGATGTCGATGTGACCTACGGTCCGGCAGACCATGTCTTGACTGTTCGTGGTCGTGACAGCACGGGCGACCTGTTCGACTGCGCGGCGCTCCTCGAACCGTTCGAGCTGCGCAACCTCACCCTGACCGAGATTGCCGACCGCCTGGCGCGCCCCTTCGGGATCCCGGTCCGGGCCGAGGTCGACGTCGGCCGGGCTTTCGCACGCTTCGCCATCCAACCCGGCGAGACCGTTTTCGAGGCGATCGAGCGCGGTTGCAGGCAGCGTGCGGTGCTACCGGTGGCGGACGGCCAGGGTGGCCTGGTGCTCACCCGCGCCGGCGTCGGGGGAACCGCTGCTGCCCCTCTAGTGCTCGGCGGTCCGACCGGCAATGTCCTCCGTGCGCGGGGCACCTTCAGTTTCCGTGACCGCTTCAGCGACTATGTCGCGATGGGCCAGCAGGAAGGCGCCGACACGCTCGATGCCGAAGAGGCCGCCGGGCCGAAAGCCCGCGCCAAGGATCCAGCCGTCACCCGTCATCGTCCGACAGTGATCCTGGCCGAAGGTCAGGGCGACGGCGTGACCCTGGCCGAACGGGCTGCATGGCAGATGTCCGTGTCCGCCGGGCGATCGCGCCGGGCGACCTACACGGTGCAGGACTGGCGAGCGCACGGGCAGCTCTGGCGCCCGAATACGCTGGTCGAGGTCACGGATGAATGGTCGAACCTTGCGGCCGCCGAGCTGCTGATCGTCACCACTACCATGACCCTGTCGGAGGCCGGCACGCTGACCGACATCGAGGTCGCGCCGCGCTCGGCCTACGACTTGGTCGAGGAGACCGAGCAGCAGTCCGGCAGCACCAGCGGTGGCAAAGGCGCTGGCGGAGATCCCTTCAGCCTTTGGGATGAGCAATGAGCACGGTGCGCGCGATCGACAAGCTGACCGGGCCTCTGCGCCGCCGGATCATGCTGATGTTGGGCCGGGCGGTACTGCGCCTGGTCGACGACGCAGCCGGGCTGCAGCGGGTGCAGGTGACCTTGCTTGCCGGTGAAGTCCGTGACGGCGTCGAGCGGGTCCAGCAGTACGGGTTCACCGCGCACCCGCATCCAGGCGCCGAGGCCGTCGTGGTCAACGTCGGCGGCAACCGCGATCATCCGCTCGCCATCGCCATTGACGACCGCCGGCACCGGAAACGCGACCTTCAGCGCGGCGAGGTCGCCGTCTACACGGATGAGGGCGACTATGTCCTACTGCGGCGCGGCCGCGTGGTCGAGGTCGTCACCGAGACGCTGCTGATCAAGGCGTCCGCCAAGGTCCGGATCGAGACCCCACAGGTCGAAGCGACGGGCGAGATCGTCGACCGCGTCGACAGTGGCGGCATCAGCATGCGCGCCATGCGCGAGACCTACAACCAGCACCGCCATCCTGAGAGCGATGGTGGCCAGACCGGCACGCCAGGGAGCCAGATGTAATGATCGCGCTCTCGTGGGATGGCGAGCTGATGACCGGCGATGTCCAGCTCGGACGATCCGGCCTTGTGCGCGATGACGGTCTGACGACGGCCGTCCTGATCAGCCTGTTTACTGACCGACGCGCGAAGGCCGACGACCCGCTACCGGACGGCAATGATCGCCGCGGCTGGGTCGGCGATGCGATCAGCCCGGTAGACGGCGACCGGATCGGGTCGCGCCTCTGGCTTCTGCGCCGCGAGAAGCAGACCGAGGAGACCCGCCGGCGGGCCGAAGAGTATGCCCGCGAGGCGCTGGCATGGCTGATCGAGGATGGGCTCGCCGCAAGGGTCGAGGTATCGGCCGAGTGGGTCGCGCGCGGTGTGCTCGGCTGCCTGATCGTCATCCACCTCGCCGCCGGCGGCGTAGAGCGCCTGGCGGTCAACATTGCCGCAGGAGCTGCCTAATGCCTTTCCAGCGCCCGACACCACAGCAGATCCGCGACCGCATCGCGGCCGAGGTCGAGGCAGCGCTCCCCGGCGCCGACGCGCGCACCAGGCGCTCCGTTGAGGGGGTGATCGTCCGGATGATGGCGATCGCCAGCCATGAGTTGCATGGGCATCTGGACTGGATCGCCCGCCAGATCCTGGTCGATACCGCCGATGCCGCCGAGCTGGAGCGGCACGCGTCGATTTGGGGCATCGCGCGCGCCGGTGCCGTTGCTGCCTCCGGCGTCATCACCTTTACGGGCCAGGCCGGATCGATCGTGCCGGCCGGCGCAGAGCTGCGGCGGTCCGACGACGCCCGGTACACGACCGGTGCCGATGCGGAGATCGGCGCTGGCGGAACGGGTTCCGCCCCCATCGTTGCCATTGAGGCCGGAGTGCTCGGTAACGCACCGATTGGCACCAAGCTCACGCTCGTCGCGCCGGTCGCCGGCGTCCAGAGCCGGGCCATCGTGGCCGATGACGGTGCCGGCGCCGGTCTCAGCGGCGGCGCGGACGTCGAGTCCGATGCCAGCCTGCGCGCGCGGATCCTCGCCCGGATCCAGCAGCCGCCCCATGGCGGCGCCGCGCATGACTATGTCGCGTGGGTGAAGGAGATCACGGGCGAAACCTCGGTCTGGGTCTATCCGAACCGCCTCGGACCCGGCACCGTCGGGGTCACCTTCATCATGCCGGACGGATCGATCCCGCCCGCCGCGATCGTCGACCAGGTGCAAGGGCATATCGACATGGTTCGGCCGGTGACCGCCGATGTCACCGTCTTCGCCCCGGTTGTCGACCTGATCGACTTCGAGGTTGAGCTGGAGCCCGACACTGCCGCCGTCCGTGCGGCAGTCCAGGCCGAGCTGGAGGATCTGTTTGTCCGGGAGGCCGTGCCGGGCGGGACGCTGCGGTGGTCGCGGATCTCGGCCGCGATCTCGGCCGCCGCCGGCGAGGAGAGCCACCGCCTGACATCGCCGGCCGACGACGTCGTGTCCGCCGGAGGCCATATCGCGCGGCTCGGCACCATCACCTGGGTCTGATCCATGGACCGCGCCGCCTATCTCGCCCAGCTGCAGGCACTGCTTCCGCCCGGTGACGCGTGGCCGCGCCACCCGGACGCCGCGCTCACGCAGCTGCTCGACGCGCTCGCGGCCGAGCTGACCCGGATCGATGCCCGTGCGGACGATCTCCTGGACGAGGCCGACCCGCGGTCGACCGCAGAGCTGCTGACCGACTGGGAGCGGGTTACCGGCTTGCCGGATCCCTGTGTCGGTGATCTCGCCGACCAAACGATCGAGGGGCGGCGCGAGCGTGTCGCACAGCGCCTGACCAGCCGGGGCGGACAAAGCCGCGCGTTCTTCATCGCGATGGCCGAGGCGCTCGGCTACGCGCCGGTCACGATCACAGAGTTCCGGTCCTTCACGTGCAACTCATACTGCGATGAAGGGCTCGATCCGGATCCTTGGCGCTACGTGTGGCGGATCAACGCGCCGGCCGTGACGATCGAGGAAATGAGCTGCGAGAGCAGCTGCAACGAGGCGATCCGCACCTGGGGCAACGAGGTGCTGGAGTGCGTCATCAACCGGTTCCGCCCCGCACACACCCATGTCCTTTTCGGTTACGGAGGTTAGGTTTCATGGAGCGCATCACCGGATCGTCGGTTGCGGTCGATCTCTTCGGGCCAGGCAAGCCCGGTTTCCGCGACGGAGACCCAATTGCCGGCATCCTTGCCACGCGCCTCAACGCCCGCTGGTTCAACCTGGTGCAAGAGGAAATCGCCCGGGTTATCGAGGCCGCCGGGATCGAGCTGGACGGCGAGCAGTACGACCAGCTGCTCCAGGCGATCGACGCGCGGATCAGCGCCAAGGTGCCGTTCGCCTCGGCGGCCGAGACCCAAGCCGGGACCGCCGACGACCGCGCCGTCACCCCGGCCGCGCTGGCCTCGCGGACGGCGACGACATCGCGCACTGGTCTGGTCGAACTGGCGACCAACGCGGAAGTCCAAGCTGGGGTCGACGCCGAGCGCGTCGTCACGCCGGCAGGACTGGCGACGCTCACGGCAGCGTTGAACCGGGCTGGGATGATCAAACTGGCAACTGCGACGGCGACTTGGGGAGGCAGCGAGGGCGACACCGCCGTCACCCCGGCGGGTCTAAATGCACCGCCCCGCTCCTACGCCGCCAACGGATACCAGCGCCTTCCCGGCGGATTGATCCTGCAATGGTTGGACGTTTACCACGGCGACGCTAACGGCACGGATTTTCTATTCCCGATCGCGTTTCCGACCAATTGTCTGAATGCCCTTGCCGTTGACGGAGCCAACACAGACCAATCAATCCACTCCATCGGCGTGGAGATCATCAGCCGAACTACCGTCCGCATCTACAGCATCCGTACAAGTAGCGGCAGCTTGGGCGGCGCGGGGCGGGTCTTCATCTGGGCCCTCGGGCACTAAGGAGAACGCAGATGGGTCTCTATTTCAGCGCGTCAGAACAAGGGTTCTACGACAGCGACATTCACGGCGAAGTCCCGGTCGGCGCCGTTGCGATCACCGAGGCAGAACATCAATCGCTTCTCAGTGCTCAGGCCCAGGGCAAGGTGATTGTCCCCGGCGAGGATGGGCGTCCGGTGGCAGTAGACCCGGCTCCGCCGCCGCTCGCCGACCTGCAGGCCCGCGCCATCGACCAGATTGATGTCGAGGCCGGTAACGCCCGCGCGGCATGGGTGTCGAAGGGGGCATACCTCGATGCCGAATATGAGCGGGCCGTCGAGCAGGCCGTCGCCTATCAGGCCGACCCAAACGGCGACTATCCGGCGCTGCAGGCCGATCTCGACGCCGGCACCCAAGACCCCCGGCTCGGCCGAGCCGTCCAGACCCTCGCCGAAGCCGCCGATCTGATCCTCTACACGCGCGGTGTCTGGATGGCCGCGCTCGATCAGATCCGCGCCACCCGGCTTTGCGCCAAGGCCGCTGTACGTCAAGCGACCTCGGCCGACGAGATCCAGACCATCCTCGACGGCCTGACCTGGCCAGTGCCGCACGTCTGATCGATCAAGTGCCCCGCCGGGCGACCGGCGGGGGTCGGGGCGCGGCAACGCCCCGAACCGCGGGACTGCACCCCGCATGACCAGGACCGGCCGCGTCCAGGCCACCCCGCCACCCTGTCGACAGGGCGGGTCGTGAATAGAGCCCGAATGATTAAGGAAAACCTGACAACCGTTCGCCCCGTCTCTCCGATTGCCGGTTACATCGGCGGCAAGCGCAACCTGGCCGCCCGAATCGTGGAACGTATCGAGGCAGTACCCCACGATCTTTATGCCGAGCCGTTCGTTGGCATGGGCGGCGTCTTCCTGCGCCGCACCCGGGTGCCGAAGGTCGAGATCATCAACGACCGCAGCCGCGACGTCGCGAATTTCTTCCGCATCCTTCAGCGGCATTACGTGCCCTTCCTCGATATGCTGAAGTGGCAGCTCACCACCCGCGCCGATTTCGAACGGTTGATGGCGACCAACGCCGAGACGCTGACCGATCTGGAGCGGGCGGCGCGCTTCCTCTACCTGCAGCGGACGAGCTTTGGCGGCAAAGTGTCAGGCCGAAGCTTCGGCACCAGCCGGACGACGCCGGCGCGGTTCGACGTAACCAAGCTGGTGCCGTTGCTGGAGGCCGTCCACGAGCGCCTTTCCAGGGTCACGATCGAATGCCTGCCGGCCTGGGACTTTATTGAGCGCTACGACCGCACCGGCGCACTCTTCTATCTCGACCCGCCCTATTACGGCTCGGAAAGCGATTACGGGAAAGACCTGTTCGACCGGCTCGATTTCGAGCGCCTAGCCGGCCTGCTCCGATCATTGAAGGGCCGCTTCATCCTGTCACTCAACGACCATCCGCGCGTCCGGGAGATCTTTGCCGGGTTCCCGGTCGAGGCGG